GACCAGGAGTATCAGAAGCGTGGAGTTGTATTTGTCCGTTACGCGGACGACATCGTGCTGCTGGCGAAAAGCGAGAGAGCTGCCAAGAGACTGCTGGAGACGAGCACGAAATATCTGGAAGGGACGCTGAAATTGAAAGTGAACCAGGAGAAAAGCCGTGCAGTCAGCGTGTTTGCAATCCGAAATTTTAAATTCCTTGGCTTTACATTGGGAAAGAACGGAAAGGGCATCTATGTCCGGGTTCATGGAAAGTCATGGAAGAAAATGAAGTCAAAGCTGAAAGAACTTAGTTCCCGAAGGTCTGTTCAGAGCATACGCCCTGAATTAGCAAAGATAAAAGAGTATATGCGAGGCTGGCTGAATTATTACGGGATTGCGGAAATGAAGAACCGAATAGAAGAACTCAATAAGTGGCTATACCACAGAATCCGAATGTGCATATGGAAACAATGGAAGAAACCGAGAACCAAGGTGAAGAACCTGCGGAAAATGGGAGTGCCGGAAGATTTGGCATGGCAGGCAGGAAACAGCCGGAGAGGCTATTGGTTTGCCACGCAAACGGTAGCGGTAAATATGGCAATGACAAAAGAAAGACTGATAAACAGTGGCTTTTATGATTTAACCACAGCCTATCAGTCTGTGCACGTCAACTGTTGAAACCGCCGTGTACCGAACGGTACGCACGGTGGTGTGAGAGGACGGCGGTTAATCACCGCCTCCTACTCGATTAAAAATAAAAATATTATATTTGAAGCAAAGGAAAAGCGATGCGGGGAGAAAAAGAACAGAATTGCTTGGATTTTATAAAACATGGAATCTTTACGAATGATGGAAAACCAATACTCTATCCAGTTACAGGAAAAACGTATATTGAAGTTGAAGATAATGAGTTTTTGAGGGAACAGACATGGTTTATTAACAGTAAGTGCTGTAGAAATTATTTTGGTTTATTAGAAGAAGACAGAAGCGAAATTGAGCAGGTATTACGCCTTGCAAAACCAAATATAAAAGCAAGTGAATTTCCTGATTTTATATTTGGGAATGGTTTTATAGAACATTTTCAAGTATCGTCATCTAAAACAACACGTAAAGGTGCTGAACATATAAAGGAAATGAATCATTTTGTTTCCAAAGTAAATCAGGAGACAGAAGGTTTAAAACAAGCGTGGAGTGAAATGCCAAGTTATGGTGAAGTCCGTTCAAAACATTGGAGTATAGATAATCCAGAACATAGTCATTCATTCCTTATAAAATCATTTAAAGATAGTTGGAAAAATCATATAGAGAGTCTGGATAAATATGTAGGTAAAAAGAATATTGGGATATTTATGATTGAATATTCGGATTATGCACTTTGTATGTGTGAAAATGTATATAAAAATTGGATAGATGGAATGTCACAAGGAGATATGAGAGGGCAGGAAAAATTCCAATGTTACCGATTGACTAGAGATAAGGTATTACTTGATTTTGTTTACCAATATAAGGATAGAATTAAGTATGTGATTTTCGTATATTGGGATGGTTTTGAAATAATAAAGTTAGAGAATATTCCATATCTGCTAAAATTGATTCCGTGGGAATATGTAGTTAGTCCAATGGCAGTTAAAAATGTATCATCATTATATAACGTCAGTGTTCCCATAAATTCCGGATTTACAGGGAAATAAATTAGAAATAGAACAATTATCAATACATAAGGCATCTGTCCAAAGACGGCAGGTGCCTTTTCCATATATTTGAGCCTTAACCGGCTCTTTTTTTTCTGTCCAAAAACAGGAAGGAGGCATCGCATGGCAAACCGCATACAGGGTATCACGGTGGAAATCGGTGGCGATACCACCAGACTGACCACAGCGCTGAAAGGAGTCAATTCAGAAATCCGCAACACCCAGTCACAGCTTAAGGATGTGGAGAAGCTTCTGAAGCTGGACCCACATAATTCGGAGCTTCTGGCGCAGAAGCAGAGACTTTTGACGGATGCCATTGGGGAAACGAAGGAGAAGCTGGAGGCACTCAAATCCGCCCAGCAGCAGGTACAGCAGCAGTTTGAGCGCGGCGATATCACCAAAGACCAGTACGATGCCCTGCAGCGGGAAATTATTGAAACGGAGCAGAATTTAAAAGACCTGGAAAAACAGGCGGAGGATACCAACACTTCCCTGTCCGGCTTTTCGCAGGCTGCGGAGAAGGTTGGAAAGTTTGGGGATGCCGCCACATCGGCAGGTAAGAAGCTGCTCCCGGTGACTGCCGGGATTACGGCGGCGGGCGGGGCATCCGCTAAGATGGCGATGGATTTTGAGGATGCTATGGCAAAGGTCAATACCATAGCGGATACCACAGAGGTGCCGCTTTCGGAACTGGAAAAGGCCATCCTGGATTTGTCGAACCAGACGGGTATCAGTTCTTCGGAGATTGCGGGGAATGTGTATGATGCCATCTCCGCCGGGCAGAAGACGGGGGATGCAGTGAATTTTGTGTCCAATTCCACGAAGCTGGCAAGAGCCGGGTTTGCAGATGCGGGAAGCGCGCTGGATGTGCTGACTACGATTATGAATGCCTATGGCCTGGAAGCGTCCGAGGTGGGCCGGGTGTCTGATGTGCTGATTCAGACGCAGAATCTGGGCAAGACCACGGTGGGGGAGCTGTCATCCTCCATGGGTAAGATTATCCCCACAGCAAAAGCAAACGGGGTGGCGCTGGAACAGGTGGCGGCCGGGTATGCCCTGATGACTGCCAACGGCGTGGCAACTGCGGAATCCACGACTTATATAAATTCCATGTTCAATGAGCTTGGAAAATCAGGCACGAAGGTGTCGGACACTTTGAAGGAAAAGACGGGGAAATCTTTCCTGGAACTGATGCAGGACGGGGCCAGCCTTTCCGAGGTGCTGCAGGTTATTTCTGACAGCGCGGCGGAGCAGGGGCTGGCCTTCAGTGATTTGTGGGGGAGTGCGGAGGCCGGGAAGGCTGGGCTGATTCTTCTGGGGGACAGTGCGGAAACTTTCAATGGGACTCTGGAGCAGATGCAGAATTCCACAGGGGCAACGGAGACAGCTTTTGGGAAGCTGAACACCAATTCCTATACGATACAGAAGGCGTTTAACCAGTTGAAAAATACCGCCATTGAATTCGGCTCCGCCATTATGAGCGTGCTGGCACCGATTTTGATTGCACTGGCAGATAAGATACAGGCGTTTACTTCCTGGTTTTCCGGGCTGTCGGAGGGTACGAAGAAGATGATTGTCATCGTCGCCATGGTGGTGGCTGCCGTGGGGCCGGTGTTAATCATCATTGGGAAGATTGCAACGGGAATCAGCGCGGTGATGAGCCTGGTGGGGGTGATTGCCCCGGCCATTTCTGCATTGATTCCGGTCATTGCCAGTGTGGGAGCGCCAATACTTGCGATTATCGCCGTGATTGTGGCGGTGATTGCCATTGGTAAGCTGCTGGTTGCCCATTGGGATGAAATAAAGGCAGCCTGCATGAATATCTGGAATGCCGTGAAGGAATTCTTTGCCGGGCTGTGGGAGGGGATTAAGCAGACGGCCAGTGCTGCGTGGACGGCTATTTCACAGTTTTTTTCCACGCTCTGGACAGGGATTTCTACGGTGGCACAGACCATTTGGAACGGGATTGCCACATTTTTCTCCACGTTATGGGAGGGCATTAAAACTTTGTTTCAGACTGTGCTGACGGCAGTTTCCACAATCGTTACCACGTATTTCAACATTTATAGAACGGTTATTACCACGGTGATGACTGCCATCCAGACAATTTTCACCACAGTCTGGAATGCCATTAAAACGGTGGTGACTACAGTTGTTACGGCGGTACAGGCGTTCCTGACTACAGCATGGAATGCCATCCAGACGGTGATTTCTACGGTACTGAATACCATCCAAAGCATCGTTTCTTCTGTGTGGAATGGAATCCGGGATGTGGTAACTACGGTGATGAATACGGTGGGCAGCATTATATCTACTGTGTGGAATTCGGTAAAAAATACGGTGACGACTGTGCTGAATGCTATTAAGACAGCAGTCACGAACATTTTTAATAACATTGTCAGTGGAATCAGCAATGCCATGAGCAATGTTTACAATGCGGTGAGGAATGGGTTTGAGCAGGCGGTGGGTTATATTAAGGGGTTGGCTTCCAGTGCATGGAACTGGGGTGTGGATATTGTGAACGGGATTGCCAACGGAATCCGAAATGCCGTGGGGAATGTGGTGGATGCGGTCAGGAGCATTGCGGATAAGATTGCGGCGTTCCTCCATTTCTCCGTGCCGGATGAAGGACCGCTTACGGAGTATGAATCCTGGATGCCGGATTTTGTATCTGGACTTGCCAAGGGGATTGAGGGCAGTCGGGGGATGATTGAGAAGGCAGTCCGGGGCGTGGCTTCGGATATGGTGGTCAGCCCGCAAATCGGGATGGCTTCTGGCATAGCGGAACAGCAGGCGGCTTCTGCCAATAACGTCACGCAGTTGTTGAACGGAATCAGGGAGGCAGTGAGCGGGTTTGGAATGGCGAATGCGGGGACGATCTGTATCCCGGTGTACCTTGGCGGCACGCTGCTGGATGAGGTGGTAATAAATGCACAGAACAGGCAGAACCTGAGGTCAGGAGGTAGATAAGCATGGCGTTTATACAATATCTGACGTTTGACGGGGTACCGCTTCCAATGCCGGACTCCTACGAGGTGGAGATGGCGGATGTGGAGGCGGATTCCGGTGGGGAGACGGAGGCCGGGACTACACAGCGGGATGTGGTCAGGAGCGGCGTGGTGACAATTCCGGTTTCTTTTTCGCTAAGCCCGAAGTGGGTGAAAGCCATGGCGGGGTTCCGCAGGAAGCCGAAGATTGCTGTGGAGTTTTTTGATACGGAGACACTGAAAGTGAAGCGGGCAGAGATGTTTATGGAGGGCTATAAGGCTGGGCTGGTGAAAGACACTTCCTATAAAGGGCTGTGGAAAGTGTCATTTAATTTGAAAGAGTTTTAAGGAAAGGGGTGGGCTCATGTATCCAGTCAGTGAAGAATTTTTATCTGCGGTGCAGGAAAACACCCGCAATTTTTACTGGACAGGGAGAATTACCACGAAAGCCGGGTTGGTCCATGAGTTTGGAAATGGAGATATCGTGAAAGGCTCCGGCTACATCACAGGCCAGTGCTGTGGCAGCACGGAGATTGAGATTGGCACGGTGTATGCGGCGGAGATAGGGATCACCCTGTTTTCGGAGATTGACCGATATACGCTGGAGGATGCGAAGATAGAACTGTTCTATCATCTGCGGCTTGGGAACGGGAGCTTTGAGGAAGTCCCCATGGGGATTTTTGAGGTGAGTGAGGCGAACCGGACGCTACACTGTCTGGAGATAAAGGCGTATGATTACATGTTGCGGTTTGAGAGAAGCTTCAATGGTTTTGAGACGGTGGGGAATGCTTATGCTTTCCTGGTTTTGTGCTGTAAAGCCTGTAACGTGGAGCTTGCCCATACCCAGGCGGAGATTGAGGCGATGCCAAACGGTACGGAACTGCTGTCAGTGTATACGGAGAATGATATTGAGACGTTCCGGGACGTGCTGTATTATGTGGGGCAGGTGCTGGGAGGTTTTTTCTGCATTAACCGGACGGGAAAGCTGGAACTGAGGAAATACAGGAATGTATCTGTAATGACGGTTTCCAACAGGCAGCGGTTTTCCAGCAGTTTTTCGGATTTCATTACTCGGTACACGGCAGTCACTTCCACCAATATCAGAACGCAGACAGCAGAGTATTATGCGTTGGAAACAGATGACGGGCTGACCATGAACCTGGGAGTGAATCCGCTTTTGCAGTTTGGCTTGGAGGAGACAAGGAAGGCGCTGCTGGAAAATATCCTGTCTGATTTATCCGTCATCCGTTATGTTCCTTTTGATTCAGACACCATTGGAAATCCGGCATTGGATTTGGGGGATGTGCTGGTATTCTCCGGCGGCCATGCGGATGAAACGCAGTTAGCCTGTGTGACTGGGTATCAGATTAAGATTAATGGGAAGCATTCTTTGAAATGTGTGGGTAAGAACCCAAGACTGGCACAGGCCAAGTCGAAGAATGACAAGAACCTCTCTGGCCTGCTGAACCAGATTGAAGCGGGGAAGATAGGGATTCATACGTTTACCAATGCATCAGCCTATACGGTGAATGAGACGGATGTGAAGATTATCGGCATTGAGTTTGCGGCGGCGGAGGAGACGCATGTACAGTTCTTTGCGATTGTGCTGGTGGATGTGTCGGCAAATGCGGCGGTACAGTCAGGAACGGCGAAGGGAACGGTTGTTGTCCCGGTTCCGTCTGTGGCTGAGGATGGAACGGAAACTACGGTAAATGTTAGCGTGGAAGCGGAACTGCCAGTCACGGTTCCTGCGGATGGAAGGGCCGTGGCGCGTGTAAGGTATGTGTTCAATGACGAAGAGATTCTGACGCATTATCCGGCGGAAACTTGGGGGAGCGGGAAGCATGTGCTGCCTTTGTATTATCCCATTGAGGAACTGATTCCCAACTTTACGAACACGTTTCAGGTATTCCTTCGTTTGGAGGGCGGCAGCGGACAGATTGATACCGGGGGATGCATTGCCTCCATCAGCGGGCAGGGCATGGCGGCGGCTCCGGCATGGGATGGGAAGATTGTATTGGAGGAAACGGTCTCTGCGTTCCGGATTGGCGCAGGTTTGGGTGTCAGAGGATTTGCGGAGACAATTGGAATTGAAACCATGGAGCTTGTACAGAGGCAGATGGCAGACAGCATGGGGCGGATTCCAGTAGGCGCGTTTGGATGTCCGGTAGATTTGAGTTAAGGAGGGCGTTATGAGGCTGACGGGAACGATGAGGATTGAACTTACGGATGTGAATACCGGGGAGGTCACGGCGGTGACGGAGGAAAATATGGTGACGGATGCGGTGAACCATATTCTGGGGCTAAATCCCATGGGGATATTTTACGAAATCGGGGAGAGTATTGACGGGGTGAAATGGCAGGAGGTATTACTTCCGGTCTGCCCTAACATGATTGGGGGGATTCTGCTGTTTTCCAAGGTACTGGAGGAACGGGCGGACAATATTTATTCCCTGTCGGATAACCTGCCAGTGGCTTATGCGTCAAATAATGTGAATTCCACGGCGAATGTGGCGAGGGGAAGCATGAACCTGACGGAGAGCAAGAAGCTGGACAATGGATACAAGTTTGTGTGGGAGTTCACGCCGAGCCAGGGGAACGGTACCATTGCGGCGGCCGCCCTGACCAGCGCCCAGGGCGGGGCGAATGCTTATGGGAGCCTGGTGAATGACAGTTCCACATTTCTGCAGATTAAAAGTATCAAGCTGGACGGGATGGCTATGGCGCGGGAGCTGGTGCTGTTTGAGGCGGTGGAGGTGGATTTTGAAAGGAATCTGCTGTATTCCATCACGTATCAGGATACAGGGGTGCGTATACGGAAGGTGCATATCCCAATTTTTACGGTGGGGCTGAACGAGAAGCTGGATGACTCATCCTTTGCGGTGGTGGATGACCAGGTGATTCAGACTTCCACGTTCCGGTTTCTTGGGGATTACACGCTGTACGGGGAATTCCTGGACGGTGGGGACGGGTACTGGTACGGGTTTTCCAATGAGGGGAATTCCTCCGGCAGTGCTACAATGGTGTGGGTGAAGATTAAGAAGGATGATTATTCCATGACAGAGGGGGAGTGGACGCTGTCCAATGCGAAGCTGATGGACGTGGGGCGGCGGGAGGAAGACAGTTCTTTCCCGGAGCGGTATCTGCAGTGCTGCATCCGGAGCGGATACCTGTATGTGATGGCGAATAACAAGAAGGGGATTTATAAGATCAATCTTTCTAATTCTTCAGATGTGACGCTGATCAATCTGGGGTTTACTTCCAAATGGAAGCCGCTGTGCGAGACAGGGACTTGTGAGGTGTATATGACGCTGGTGGGGGATTTGATTATCGGAGGGGATTTCCAGGTTACGGTGGAGGACAAGGTAATCCGCACCCAGGGGAGTTTCCGGCTGAATGATGCAGCAACGCCGCTGTTCCAGTATAAGAACTTCCTGCTGGGATGGGGAGGCAGTTATGGGAGCGAGTACCGGACCATGTACCTGCTGACACCTTATCTGGCAACGATTAACAACCTGTCATCGGCGGTGGTGAAGACAGTGGACAAGACGATGAAGATTACCTATACACTGACAGAGGAGGCCGTGCCGTAAGGGCGGCAGAGAAAAGGAAAACTTATGGAATCAGGAGCAGGCGGCAGTCCAGAACGGGCTGCTGTTTTTGCGTGGAAAAACAAGGAGGGTTTTGAGATGAGAGATATAACAGGTACGATGCAGTATGTATTTGCCGCTATGGGCGGCGCTTTGGGGGCGGTCATGGGAGGATTTGACGGATTTTTGTATGCACTGATTGTTTTTGTGGTAGTGGACTATGTGACCGGGGTGATGGTGGGGATTTTGAATAAGGAGCTTTCCAGCCAGATTGGATTCCGGGGGATTTTCAAGAAGGTGGTAATTTTCTCTCTGGTTGCGGTGGCGCACATCATTGATACCCATGTGATCAGGAACGGGAGTGTGCTGCGGACGGCAGTGATTTTTTTCTACCTGTCCAATGAGGGGATTTCCATTCTGGAGAATGCGGTGAAGATTGGGCTGCCGGTCCCGGAGAAGCTGAAAAGTGTGCTGGAGCAGTTGAAGGAGGGGAACGGACATGAAGGTAAATAAGAATTATGTTTCTGATAATAACACGTATGAGAGTAACAATCCGCAGTATATCGTGGTGCATAATACGGATAATTTTGCGACAGGGGCGGATGCCAGTGCCCATGCAAGGGCGCAGTATAACGGGAATTTAAGCACGTCTGTCCATTATTACACGGATGATAAAGACACGGTGTACCAAGTGGCTCCCCATGGACGGGGATGCTGGCATGTGGGTGTGAATTATGGCGGACGGCTGTTTGGGACGGTGAATAATAAAAATTCCATTGGCGTGGAGATGTGTGTGCAGGCCGGGTATGATTTCCAGAAAGCCTTTACTAATACGGTAGCGTTTGTGCGGCAACTGATGGCGGAGACGGATATTCCGGCTGACCGGGTGTTGCAGCATTATGATGTGTGTGCGAAGAACTGCCCTTCCCAAATCCGGGCAAAAGGGAAGTGGGAGGAGTTTCAGCGGCAGATTGGGAACGGTGGCTCCGGGCAGGGGGAGGATGTTTCTTCCTATACAAAGATTATGGGGAAGGCTGTGGCTACGGTGGAGCAGATGCGGGAGTATATTAAGTTGAAGAATCCGTCTGTGGCGCAGTCGGTGCTGGATATGATTCCGCTGTATCTGTCCGAAGGGGAGGCAGAGGGCGTGAGAGCGGATATTGCTTTTGCGCAGTCCTGCCTGGAGACAGGGAACTTTGGCTTTTCCGGTTCAGCAGTGACCTTGGAGCAGAATAATTTCTGCGGGATGGGCGTGACTTCCAATGGGAAGAAGGGGAATTCCTTTGATTCGCCGCAGATGGGCATCCGGGCGCAGGTGCAGCATTTGAAAGCCTATGCGTGTATGGATAAGCTGGTGAACCCGAAGGTCGACCCAAGGTTTCGGTATGTGGTCAGGGGTTCTGCGCCTTATGTGGAATGGCTGGGGATTCCGGAGAATCCGCACGGAAAGGGCTGGGCTGCCGGGGCAGGTTATGGCGGTAAGATTCTGGCTATTTTAAAAGGTATCATCGGAGACAGCGGGAGTTCAGGAAGTGGTATGGATGATTCTGGAAACCCAAACCAGACGGTCAATCCGCTGTCTGGTTTTGTGAAGGTGTTTTATAAGGGGAAAGACGGAGTGAATGTGAGGAAAGCGCCGTGTATGGGGAATAACGTGGACCAGGTGGTGTTTGACGGTGTGTATACGGTGGTGGGTGTCAGTGCGGACGGGCTGTGGTATAGGCTGAAATCCGGCCTGTTTTTGACTTCGGATAAGCGGTATGTGCAGTTTGTGGAGAAACTGCCGGCGGCATCTTCTTATATGGTGAAAGTGAATATCCCGGATCTGAATATCCGGAAGGGGCCGGGGACGGATTATGCGAGGACGGGGAGGTTTACCGGAGCCGGGGTGTTTACCATTGTGGAAGAGGCGGACGGAGCCGGGGCTTCTAAGTGGGGGCTGTTGAAATCTTACCAGAAGAAGAGGGATGGGTGGATTTCGCTAGATTTTGTGACGAGGATATAGAGATTTGCCCGGTGGGGAAACCTGCCGGGTTCTTCTTTTTGACCTTCTGAAATAAGTTTCCGCAGACCAAAAGAAAAGACGGGGAAACCGCCTATCTGCTTGACTTATAGGGCGTTCAGAGTGATTAATAGACTACGCTTATTGAGCTTGCTCAATGGGAAACCAAAAACGAAAGGAGTGGGATGCCGGATGAAGATGCAGGTGGCATATTATTACAGAACCACACACCGGGATCATGGATATGAAAAATATGTGGAACCGGGGAGAGAAGCATTCCGCAGGCGCTATGGTAAGCGGACGGTGGAAGAACATTTTTTTGGGGATGAAGCGTCTGGTGTAGACGCAAACCGGAAAGCGTTCCGGCAGTTGATTGAGGAAATTCAGGCCGGGCATGTCCGGGTGGTAGTCACAAGGGATGCCACTATGATTGCCCGTGACTGGCGGCAGTTCTTTGAATTTATGGAAGCCTGCGATAAAGCAGGGGTGCCAGTGATATGCATCAATGAGGGCGGAGACGCAGGAAAGCAGTATGAATGTGTGAAACGGTTTGTAAAAGAATATTTCGGAAGGGAGAAGGTTTTATGAGGATACGGATGTTGGAGCCGGTACAGAATAAAATACCGAAAAAGAAACGCGTCTGTGCTTATGCCAGGGTTTCCACAGATTCCAGGAAACAGGGTGAATCCCTGGAAAACCAGGTATCCTCCTATGAACGATCCCTGAATGCTAATCCGGAATATGAGTTTGTCGGTGTATTTGCAGACCAGGGGATATCCGGTTTTAGCAGGAACCGTCCGGAATTCCAGCGGATGGTGCAAATGGCGAAGGACGGCCAGATAGATTTAATCATCACAAAGTCCATTTCCCGGTTTGCCAGAAATACAGCAGTTCTCCTGGAAACGATAAGGGAGCTGCGGCTGATTGGGGCTGCTGTCTATTTTGAAGAACAGAATATCAACACATTATCCGGGGACGGTGAGGTCATGCTCACTGTCCTCGCTTCTTTTGCCGAGGAAGAAAGCAGGAATGTGTCGGAGAACCGGAAATGGTCTATCCGCAAAAAGTTTGAGCGTGGGGAGTACATGATTAACACGGAGCGGTTCATGGGCTATGACAAGGATGAATTTGGGGAGCTGGTCATCAATCCCAAAGAGGCAATGGCAGTCAGGTTCTTTGCGGATATGTACCTTTTGGGGGTAGGTTCCAGCCGTCTGGGGCAGTTGGCAGATTTTCTGGGGGTCCCGTCTGTGACAGGAGGGAAGTGGACTGGCGGTTCATTTATGGGTATGTTCAAAAATGAGAAATACAAAGGGGATTTCCATTTGCAGAAATATTACACGCCGGAGGATAAGAGGAACCAGACGGTGCGGAATCATGGGGAAGTACAGAGTTATTACATGGAGGACAGCCATCCGGCGATTTTGAGCACGGAGGTTTGGGATGCCCTGCAGGAAAAGATAGAAGAAAATAAACGGGGCAGGAATATTGCCCAGAGTGACACACAAAAGTACCAGAACAGATATCCATTGACGGGAATGCTGTACTGTCCGCATTGCGGAAAGACACTCCGGCGCAGGATAGGGTACAAAAAGAAGGTAGAGTGGCTTTGTTCCACGTATATTGAAGAAGGAAAGCAAGCCTGTCCGGGCGTGCGGATTCCAGATGAATCGGCAGCCTGGCAGGATATTATAGAACCAACGGTGGCAGAGGAGGTTTACAGCAATGGCAAGAAACATTACCATTATACCAGCAAAGCAGAATTTGACAGCAGGGGAAGGGAATGCCGTGCAGAGGAAGAAACTGCGGGTGGCGGCGTACTGCCGGGTGAGTACCGACCAAGAAGAACAGCTATTAAGCTATGAAAACCAGGTGCGGTTTTATACGGAAAGCATCAACAGTAGCCCGGAATATGAGTGTGCTGGAATATATGCGGACGAAGGAATTTCTGGTACGAATACCAAGAAAAGGGATGAATTTAACCGCATGATTCTGGACTGCAGGGCGGGAAAGATTGACCGCATTATCACGAAGTCCATCTCCCGGTTTGCGAGGAATACGCTGGACTGCCTGAATTATGTGCGGGAACTGAAAGGACTTGGCATTGGGGTGACATTTGAAAAGGAGGCCATAGACACTTTGGATGCAAAGGGGGAAGTGCTGCTGACAATCCTTTCTTCTCTGGCACAGGATGAGAGCCGGAATATTTCAGAGAACAGCACATGGGGTATCCGCAAGCGGTTTGAGATCGGGCAGCATAAGATGAGTACCAAGCGGTTCCTTGGTTATGATGCGGATGAAAACGGAAAGCTGGTTGTGAATAAACAGCAGGCGAAGATTGTGAAACGGATTTTTATGGAATTCCTATGGGGGAGGACTGCTGATTATATGAAGCGGATTTTTGAGAGGGAAGGTGTGATAAATTGGGATGGCGGGACGAAATGGCAGTCCACAACCATTTGTAGTATGCTGGAGAATGAAAAATATAAAGGGGATACGCTTCTGCAGAAAAGCTACACGGTAGACTTCCTGACGAAGAAGCGGGTGCAGAATGAGGGGGAAATCCAGCAGTATTATATTGAGGATGACCATGAAGCCATTATAGAACCTTGGATTTGGGAATGTGTGCAGTTGGAGATGAAGCGGAGGGAGCGGTATCTGGAAGAGCATAATATTACACGGTTTTCCCAGAACACGGAGGCGAATCCATTTTCCAGTAAGATTATTTGCGGGGAATGCAACAGGGCTTTTGCGAGGAAGGGGTGGCGGACACCAAGCGGAGACAGAAAAGTGTGGCAGTGCAGTGAGCGGTATAAGGTGAAAGGTGTGCTGGGGTGTGGGAACCGGCACATTTATGAGGATACGTTGATTGAGATTTACCTGATGGCGTGGAATAGGCTGCTGGAGTGTCGGGAGATGCTGATGCCGGAGTGGGAAAGGAATATGCAGGGGGATGATTTGCTAGCGAAGTTCCGGGCTATGGACTTTATGGAGGTTACAAAAGATGCACGGCCGATAAAGGGGCTGGATATTGATTTGATGCTTCGGACGGTGGATTATATCAAGGTATATGAGAGTGGGGTGGTGGTGACGGTGTTTCTGGATGGGACGGAGATTGGTTAAAAAGCAGCGAATAAATAGTTTTAAAGTGCGTATATTATTGAATAATGCTATAGCATTTGCTATAATAAGTGCTATGAGGTGAAAAGTGATGGAATTTGCAGAAATGGTAAAAAAGGTTCGCATTGAGTTGGGTTATAGCCAAGAACAATTAGCAAGAGCGTTAAATATTAGTTTTTCTACAGTGAATAGATGGGAAAACGGAAAAGTTAATCCTAGCCAAATGGCAAGAGAGGTTTTTATGAATTTCTGTAAAAGAAATGGGATTAATATAGAACCAGATGGAAAGAGAGGTGGTAAAGCATGATTAGTGTAAAATCAATTTTGGAATATAACGATATAGATATAGATAAAGAGTGGAATGATAGTAGAACAAAAGAGAATAGTATGCATAGTATTCATGCATATCCAGCTAAATTTCCGGCTTTTATTGCATCAAAGGCATTTGATTATGCAATAGAAGAAGGGGTTCAAGTGGAGAAAGTAGCAGATATCTTTTGTGGTTGTGGTACGGTAGCTCTTGAGGCAAGGATGCATAACTTGGAATTTTGGGGATGTGATATCAATCCGGTTGCAACTCTTATTGCGAAAGCTAAAAGTAATAATTATAATATAAAAATTATGCAAAAGCATTATATGAATATTATAGAAATAGTTAACAGAACTGAAGAAGCGGTTTCTGATTATGAAAAGGCAAATGAAAGACTTAAATATTGGTTTACAAAAAACAGTTTTGAGGTATTGGATAAAATTAAATATGCTATTGATATGGAGATAAAAACAGGAAAGTATAGAGAAGCCTTTTTGTGTATCTTTTCATCTATCTTGAAAGCATCCTCAAAATGGCTAACAAAGTCTATTAAACCACAAGTTGATCCAGACAAAAAAGAAATTGATGTTTTGAATGCATTTATGCAACAATATTATAAATTTATTAAGGCAATAGAGGAAACAAATTGTGAGGTAGAGCCAGTTATTGCAATTAAATGTCGTAATTTTTTAGATGCTAATGAATATCCGTCTGTGGATTTAGTAATTACCAGCCCGCCTTATGTGACATCCTATGAATATGCTGATTTACATCAATTATCATCTTTATGGTTAGGCTATGTTGACGATTATAGGGATTTGAGAAAAGGCACAATAGGGAGCGTTTACAATAGTGATACATTTTCTTTTGATATACAAGAATTGAATGCTATTGGACAGAACATAGTTAATCAGCTTCTAGTTGGAAAAAAGATGACCGCAAAGGTAAAATCCGTTGCGAGGTATTACGTTGATATTCAACATGCAATAACTAGATGCTACAAGATGCTAAATAACAATGGTATGGCCTTTTTTGTTGTTGGAGATACAGAGTATAAAGGCGTTAAGATAGAAAATTCAAAACATTTGGTGCAAGCCCTAATAGATAATGGTTTTACTAATATAAGAATGGGAAAAAGAAAGATATCAAATAAACTTTTGACGCCTTACAGAGATAATAGTGGGAAATTCACATCCGATAAAACACAGCGGGCTGTTTATCATGAGGAATTTATTATTAGTGGGAGGAAGATTAATGGGTGAAAAATTAAAAATAAAACCATATGCCCGTTTAATTACTATGTTAGGGGATCAACTAATAAAAAATGAAAAAATTGCTTTGGTTGAATTGATAAAAAATTCATACGATGCAGATGCGTCTTGGGTAAAAGTGGATTTTGTTGATTTTAATGAAGATTTTTCAATTACGCCCAATTCTAGAATTGTGATTGAAGATGATGGGTGTGGAATGAATGAAGAAATTATTAGAAAACATTGGTTGAATCCAGCTACTCCAGAGAAACTAAAACGAAAAGCAGAAGAGAAAACTACACCTAAAGGAAGAATCCTTCAAGGAGAAAAAGGAATTGGACGATTTGCTATTTTTAAATTGGGAAAGACAATAAAAATCACTACCCGTAGGCAGATAAAAAATGTAGAAGGGAAATTTATTGAAGTAGGTGAGAACAATGAAAATATTGTATTGTATGACTTTTCCGAATACGATGAGGATTTTCTGAGCAAAAATGGTAAGCAAAAAGATTTGTTTTTGGAAGATTTGACAGTTGAGTATAGTGGCAGAGCACCGGAAAGGATTCTTGAGGGTAATGTTGAATTAGGTACAGTAAAACGAAAAAGAAAACCTTTTGGAACAGTAATTGAAATCAGTAATTTAAAAACTAATTGGTCTGAGAACAAAATAAATCAGGTGCAAAAAGAAATTGGTAAAATGCAACCAATATTTTCTAAGGAAGAAGATGCAGATTTTCATGTTTGGATATATAAAAATGGGGAATTGCATCCTTCACAAGAAAGATATAAAGAGATATTATTAAATTGTATGGATATTAAGCCAGTATTTAAAGTTAAAAAGGGCTTATATGATGAAGCAAATAAAAATATTAGCTTTGAATTAAACGGGAAGAGTAAAAGTTTGAGTTTTGATAATCCAGAATTAGAGGGATTATCTCATTTTCAAGAAACCTTTAAGTCTAGTAAGTATAAGACTGAGTGCGGAACTTTTAAATTTGAGTTTTATATATTTGATTTTAATGCAGAGTCAGATACGAAATTTGTTTTAGACAAGCAAGAAAAACAAATTGTTAAAGAGCATAGGATTTATTTGTATAGAGATGAAATAAGAGTCCTCCCTTACGGAGATCCTGATGACGATTGGTTGAAAATAGATATGACTAGAGGTACAGTTAGATCAGGAGAATATTTAAGTAACGATCAGGTTGTGGGATGTATTTATATTACTCAGGAAGGAAACCCTAAACTGAAAGATAAAACTAATAGGGAGGGATTAATAGAAGAGGGAAAGGCATTAGAAGATTTTATAAATGTTTTACAATTAATCCTAAAATATCTGAGAAAAGTGATTTATCAACGATATTTGATTGATAAGAAAAACAGAAAACAGATAGATGCAATTAAGAAAGGGAGACCTTTAGATTTAATAGAAACAGCAAAAAAGAGTCCCAATAGTGATGAAAAGACATTAAAGTTTTTAGATGATTTTGAGAAAAGTTATAGACAAGAGCAAAAAGTTTTACAGGAACGTATTGTAAAAACAGAAAGTTTGGCTGCTGTTGGTCTATCCATTGAAACCGCATCTCATGATGTGATGTTATTCCTAAAAAAAACAATTGAACAAATGGATTCTGCAATTAAGGACTTAATGCTTGAAGGTGAAGTGGATAAAAATGTGATGTTATCTCAACTAACAATGTTACGTGGTAATATGGCAATGATTGAGACTCAGATGAAAGATATACAGTTACTTTTTCCGTCAACTAAATTAAGGACAAAAAAGATAAGCGTCAATGAGATAATTCAAAAAGTTCACAGATTGTATTTACGACCGTTTAAAGAAAATGGTATAAACTTTAATATATCAAGAAGTAATTCTCCTTTAATTGTAAAAACCACGGATGCAGTTTTACTGCAGGTATTCATTAATCTCTTTGATAATTCTCTATACTGGTTAAAAACAATAGATACACCTAGAGATATTGAAGTATATATTGATGGTAGCGGACAAAGGGTGATTTTTTCGGATAATGGGCCAGGAATAGGAGAAGAAGCAAAAAAATATATTTTTGAGGCGTTTTATTCAGGAAAAGGAGAAGACGGGCGTGGATTAGGACTATATATAGCACGTCAATTATTAGACAGATATGATTATTCGATTGAACTGGCATCTTTTTCTAAAGATAAGAGGTTGAGCGGAGCCAATTTTGTATTGGAGTTTATCAAAGAGGACGAATGATATGAATATAAAAGAGATAATAAATGGAATAGCAGTAATTATTGATGATGAAGTGGATAAACAAGATTCAGGAATTTATAAAATACGCGAAAATATTATTGCTAACAATATACCAGTAGCAACATATAGTGATGTCCCTAGTACAGAAACTGTAAAGTTTTTATCTCAGGCAGCATTTGTCATTCTAGATTGGAATTTTTATCAAGATGATGATTTGTTAGATGATCCAACTGAAAGGCTTATGCTGTCAGGGTTAAAAGAGAATAAAAAGGCACAAGTTATTGAGTTTGTTAAGGCCTTACTTAATGAGATTTTTATCCCCATTTTTATTTTTACTACTTCTCCACCAGAATTGGTTATGCAATCATTAAAAGAAGAACATGTGATTTGTGATGGAAATCCAGATAGAATTTTTGTAAAGCAGAAGAATGATATAAAATCTGATGAAGAATTATTTGATACAATGGATGAGTGGTTAAAGACAATGCCATCGGTTTATGTGCTAAAAGAATGGGAAAAATTGGCTAATGCAACTAAAACAAAAATGTTTTTAGAATGGTATGAGCTTTCGCCAAATTGGGTATCAGTTATTTGGAAGATGATTAAAAATGATAGTATAGAAAATGATTATGAATTTGGAACATTTATCACTAAAAATATAGTAAATAGGATGCAGTTATTTGAGTTTGACGAAGAATATATTCAAGGTGAAAAAAACATTCCAAAGAGTGAACTGTTGCGAATTATGGAGGGTGAAAGATACCAGAAGTATGGCTCTCAACCTAATCAGCCGAAACAAGCCTATACAGGTGATTTGTTTAAATGTAGTGGTAAATATTATCTAAATCTAAGAGCACAGTGTGATATTTCAAGAGAGGAAAATGGCGAATATAATCCTGATTTATATTGTATAAAGGGGAGTAAATTAAGAGATGCTGACATCATTGCGGAAGATATTAAATTAACAGACAGTGGTGATTTGGTTTTTAGCAACAGTAAAAATTTTTCTTTAGAAGATTTGGGACAAATATGTCAAGACGAAGATAGACTTTTAGATTTTAATGCTAATTTCAAGAAATATAGAAACAACATGATATTTTATAATAAAGGTGAATTGTTAGAAAAGAAAACCGAAGCAATAATTGCTTGTGTGGATAATGGGAAGTATATAAAGTTCGAGTTGAGAAAATTAGAATTAAAAAAATTTGCCGAAATTAAAGAAAAAAGAATAGGTAGAATATTACCACCATACATAACTAAGATACAGCAAAAATTTGCACAACATATTGTTCGTGAAGGTATAATGCCAATACCAGAGGAATTATTTCTGGAATAAGATTAATGTAAAATTATTTTTAGAGAGAACAATAAGACTTATGTTTTATTGTTTTCTCTAAATTTAATGTTGTTTACATATAGGTAGTTCGGAACAATAAGTAAATTATAAAATTTATTAAAATGTTGAGATATAGTGTCAAAGGAACAAAAGTAGACATTAATCCATCTAATATAATAGATAGTTAGGGTAAAACTTTGCTTTTGCTGTGTAATAATCACATTTGAGAAAATGCGATAAGCATTAGAAATTTTCAGTAGCGTGGAAGGTATAACTTGTAACAACAAATGAGAGAGGGGCTTTCTGCAAAAACTACAGGTGAAGTTCTTGCGGCAGTTTTGACTTATGAAGCAGTCTTTACTTTTAATTATATGCCAGAGGAATTCTATTGGTTTACAGTGAAAGAAATGGTAATAATTCAGGAAAACTTATAAAATATCCCTTTAAATCTCAAAATCGGATTGGTGATATGAAGATTATTTTGTAATGTACTTATTTATCTGGTTGCAGTTATGGATTGTTGTGACTTGCAAATATTGTACGGTGCTACAAATACGGTTACTATGCTAATCTGATGGTAGCAATGAAAGGAACCAGGGAATTATCATAAATTATAAATAGATAAGGATATTATAATATGCCAAAGTGGAAAAAAACAAAGGGAACAGAAAATAAGGGTATTCTTAAGCTTAAGGAACTTGTTAATAATAACAATTGTATATATAGAGATGTACCAGGTGAGTCGGATACAGGTATTGATGGTTTTATTGAATTTGTAGATGCCGAGGATGTTACTGGGCAGATGATTGCAGTTCAAGTAAAAACTGGTTCTTCATATTATAACAAATCTAAAGAACAATTTGAATTGAGAATAGAAAAAGATGTACTTGATTATTGGGGAAATTATATGTTACCTGTTGTCTTATTTTTTTATTTACCAGATGAGGACAAGGGATGCTGGATAGCTATTAGAGAATATATTGAAACTGAAGAATATTATAACAGACTTCCGATATTAAAGATTAAGGCATCAATAAAAAAAGAATTAAATGATAATACATTTATCAATTTAATAGAATATGCAAGAAAAAATCATGATTATAAATCAGCAATAAATTGGATAGATAGTTGTTTAGACGCAAGTGAAGATAATATAATGGATAATTTTTTGATATTATCTAATCATCCGTATACAAGAGATAATAAAATAACTATATTCATTGCCAGATATTTAATAAAATCTGATAATAAAGAGTTATTAAGAGAGGCTTTATGGTTTTTGGGTTATTGTATAGGTAGATTTAGATGGTCTGGAAATCCTGGAAATTCTATTGAAAAGGAAATTCAAAATTACACATCTAAAATTTGTTGTGATCTTAGTGAAAATGAACTGTATAAATTATTATGTCTTATAGATGATATAAGACTTAGTGGACCAATGGCATTATCGGAACGATATTTTGATTTAATAAGTTGTTGTTTTGAAACTGCTTCATCAATGTTGATTAGAGTCGCAAAAGATAAAAATGAACCATTTAACAGACGAGTAGCTGCATTGTGTTTGTTTTATGAATGCGATGATGATATTATAAATGAAGAATTTAAGGCGGCTAATTATGACGAATCCTTAACTGATATATTTGAAGAAATAACGGGATGGGGATTTAAAATTTGAGTTTAAATCTAGTACTCCATCAAGCCAGAAATCATAGTAACAGCACTGCCTATTTTGCCATCTGCCGCGTTGTCGTCAGTCAGCGGAGGAACCACTCCGCTTCCATCCTCCGCCTTGCAGACTGACAAAATATTCAGCACTGCTACTATGATTTCTGACTTGATGGAGTACTAGGGTATATGCTAATAGTAAGATTAGGCCTTAATAAAGAGATTTCAATGATTATCGAAATTCTAGCTTACAGTATGGATATTTAGTAACAAGAGATTAAGCAGAGTTTAGTGAGTATAAAATTTATCATTTTATTCTTAATATATTTGACTGAAGTTTTAATAAGGGGGATACATTATTTCAATAGCAGTGCTTAAGCTATGTAGTTATGTACGCAACAGGCTCCGGGGGCAGGAGGATACGTAAGAAACCGTGTTGCTGCTTGCGGGGAATAAGGTGACGAAGGTTCCAAAATGGATGAAAGACTTGCTCAGTGTGTGAAGCGTAGATTTTTGTTTCACAGCGCAAAAACGGGTGGATAAATCAATTTCAAAGGGGTGAATTTTCCTTAAATGGGGTGAAAAACCGTTGAAAGGGGTAAATCGGAGAAAGAGAACAATCTATGGAAGAATCCGGTACTATTAAGGGCGGTACTTTTGCCATGAAGTATAACGGAGAAATCCCACCGCATGTGGAAACGGTTGCGTTGCTCGTGCGGAAACCTTGATTCCAGGCGGATTTGCGGGATTATTTGGGGAAAATGGAGTTGTGTTTTTGTCGAGGGTAAGATGGATAAGTTTTCGTAGATAAGGGGACGGGGTTAACGCCGGATAGTTTGAAAATGAGGGTTTCGTTGGGCAAAAGATACAATCCGGCAAAACCTATACCATTTAGCAAAACGTGAATATCTCGGCATAACGCCTTATTAAAGCAATTAGAGAGGGACAGATAAGGGATAATAATTAGTAAGGTAAGGATACATGAGGATGGCAGTAGAAGGGAAGTGACGTATATGGAAAATCTTCGATATTACCAAAAAGAGGCGGTTGAAAATATATATGAATTTTTCAAATCTGATAAATGTAAAGCCAAAATGTATATATCAACAGGGCTTGGTAAAACGGTAATTATTGCGGCTGCAATACAAACAATATTAAAAAATAATAATGCATCTATACTAATTCTGTCATCTAGGTCTATGCTGTGTGAGCAGATAGAAACTGTAGTATTTCAAATGATTGAAGATGTGAGTATAGCAACACATGTACATGAACTAAAAGAACAAAAAATTCTAATTACGACATATCAAGATGTTATTAAAAACAGATTGAACTTTAGCCGATTTAATTTTATGATTTGTGATGAGGCTCAATTTTTAAAAAAGGAAAGTTGCCTTGAACTGTTGAATATAGAACATATAAAGGCTTTGGGTGTGCTGCAAAATTTAGAATCATCTAAAGATTGGTTTTATGATGCAGAATGTTTATATACATATACGACCAAAGATGCAATAAAAGATAGTTATAATGAAGATATAACTGAAAGAGAATTTATAGAGCGTTTTTTAATAAAATTATTAGATTATCAAGGATATAAAAATATTTTAAGAGAAGTAAAAATATCCAACGAGCCTAAAAGTAGTATGCGAGCAGATATAGTTGCTGAAAAAGATAAAAAAATAGTTATAGAAGTGAAGTCTTACAGAAGTTTATACAATTCAAAGGTTATTCTTAATAATGCTTTAAAGCAAATTTTGCAATATAAACAGATTATGCTTTCTAATAATCTAGCTGAAGAAATCTCTTTTGTTATTGTCATGCCATGCGAAATCGATGAAGATTCACAAAGAGAAATTTTTGATAGATTCGATGTGGAAATATGGGATATAGGTAATTTGATATATTTATGTGAGGAAAACAGGGCTCTAATGCAATTATTGACAAGTTGCATTCCATACTCCACTTTGGAAGTAGAAGCAAAAAGACCAATAAATATAAAAGTAGAAACAAATGACATTACAATAGATGAAGAGACAATATCTTATGTAGAAGTTTTTCAAGAGAAGCTGGAAAAATGTAAATCGGGTAGGTTGGATAATGCAGATAAGAAGTATGAAAAAATTTGCACAGAAATAATAAAATATCTATTTGACACAGAGTTTTTTAAAATTTCAGAACAGCATAAAACAGATGATGAGATGTTCCGTATGGATTTGTTGTGCTCGTTAAAAGGGACAACGGAGTTTTGGAAATTTCTTATAACATTTTATCATACAAAATTTGTTGTTTTTGAATATAAAAATTACTCGGATTATATTTCACAAAACTTAATATATATTACAGAAAAATACTTATTCCCTGTCGCGCTAAGGAATGTGGCTTTCATTATTTCACGAAAGGGGTTTGATTTAAATGCCCAGAAGGCAACTTTTGGGTGTTTAAAAGAAAGTGCAAAATTAATTATTAGCTTGGATGATAATGATTTAATAAAAATGATATATATGAAGGAAAATGGTGAGGAACCATCGGATTACCTTTTAGATAAAGTTGAACAAATATTGATGTCGGTAAGTAAATAACCTATGAAAAAAAGCTTCATATTTATCTACCACATAATTTATGTGAAAAATTTGTTAAAGGGGTAAATTACTTCATAAAGGGGTGATTTTAATTAAAATGGGGTAAGTGGGGTGAATGGACAGATTAAATTTACCCACCGCACTTTTATAATAAATTCTTTTGCTATGTAGTATAAGAAAAAACTTTCACCGCATTGCGAGGTTTGCGTGGAACTGAGGCGAAAATGATAAGATAGAAAAGGTATAGCTAATATTTAAAATCTTTATGAAATAAAACTATGTAAATCTATTGAATAATAAATTGAATGTGATATAATATGGGTGTCAGGACAATAGAGTTCTGGGGATTGAAAAAATAGCTTTACTTAGTGGGAAAGATAATACCTGATGTAATAGTGCATAAGCATTACGTCAGGTTTTTCTCTATTACTTTAAAGTAATAATGGGTTATGGCAAAAACGATAATTTAAGGATAGTGTCATCAGAAATTAAAGGCATACCACAGAGTTAATATGGAGGAGCAAGATGGATACGTATTTTCATTTCCCACCGGATTTATTTAATATCCTAGTGGATACAATTCCAAGATTGAATAAAACAAAGAAAGATTTATTGTTATTTTTTCAAAATGTAGGAGTGCCTAGTACATACTTGCAGCCATATTACTTACTATTAAAGACAAATAGATCACAATTTAAGAAGTTTGATGTAACAAGAGAAGTTTTGGCTACTTTGAATGAACAGACAGAAAAAATGCTTGGTGTTCGGAGAAAACTTTTGCAGAGGATTGTGGAGTTTGATTCATTTGAAACATGTTACCCAAATGATAAAGACAGGGCAAAGGCAAATGTGTCTGATATTCAGAAAATTGTTAAATTAAAGGATACGGTCACAAAGTACGAGAATTATCTTAGCAGGGAACAAAGCGAAAAAATACAAGAAAAACAGAAAGTAATTGATAAATTGTGCCAATCAAGAAAACACTTTGTTGATTTAGAACAGAGATTTGCCCAACTTTTTTCTATTCAGAACCCTCAAGAAAGAGGAAAAAAACTTGAACAGGTCCTTAATGATATTTTTATGTATTTTAAAATTGGTATAAAGGAAGATTTCGTTATTTACGATGATGAAACGGGTAAGAATTGTGAACAGATAGATGGTGTGGTGGAAATAAATCATTATCTAACATTAGTAGAAATGAAATGGGAAAAAGAACCTTTAGGTGTAGATAAAGTTGCAAGATTTATGTCACGCTTATTGGTAAGAAAAAATGTAGATGGAATTATTGTATCATATGCATCCTTTACGGAAACGGCTATCCTCACCGCAAAAGAGGCATTATCAATCTCTGTTCTTGCATTAGTCGATTTAAAAGATATATATGACGTGCTGAATCAAAAGAAAGATATAGGGGATTTTTTCTCAGAACTTATAAAAAATGTGAAACTATATAAAAATCCCAAGCCCAGAATTGATATAAGTGGACTTAAAAATATAGATTTCAATTACTATGATTAAGTAAGTTGTTAAAGCAATGGGGCATTAAAAGTTCCACTGTGGTATAATCATGATTTTCAGTAATCCGAGTTGCAGCCTATAAGAACGTGATAACGGTTTGTCTGATGGAAAAGGATTACCGCCAAGGGATAATTAGGTTTTTAAGACATTATTATCATACACTTCACACACGTGGAAACCGCCGTGCTTCTGGTGCGGAAACCTCGATTCTAGGCGGTGTTGCGGGATTATTTGTGGAAAATGGTGTTGTGTTTTTTTGCGGATGGTGAGATGGATAAGTTTCCGCAGATAGGGGGACGGGGTTAATGCCGTGTGAATATGGAAAAGGGGTTTAGTCACGTGAAAAGGGACAACAGCAAAACCTAAATTTTAGAGCAAAAGTTTCATTTATACGGTAAAGCAATATTTAATTGTGATGGAATGTTTGGTCATAAAATAGCAAACTAATTTTATTAACAACTCTAATTTGTTTATATTGGAACTTGAAGGAGAAATGATTTGAATAAAGTACAGAAAACCGCCTATGAATTAATGCAAGCAGATGCAAGGTTTTTATATGCGTTAACTGACATTTCAAAAAATGCTCAAAATATTAATAGCAACTATATTTGCATGTGCCTGCCTTATATAGGACTTTTTGCAGAAGGTACAGAGCAGTGGTGTAAAAAGGTTGGATTAAATACACCTTGGTTTAATTCAACTGAAAAAACATTCTATACGCAATTAAGACAGGGACATAAGCTTTTTGAAAAAAACTATCCGGATTATACGACACTGCTTTTTGAAAAGTTGACAGAAAGCGAGAATTACTTTTATAGTATACGCAGATTGCGTGAAAAGATATTGGGATATTATAACGTGGGTATTGATTTGTGTAATGATGAATTTTGTGGTAATACAATTTTGTGTTCTATGTATATTCCTATAAATACATTAGGTAACAAAGATATAGGGCCATGGATAAGAGATATAAGTATAGTCGCAGGAAAGTTAGCTGCTAATTTGGGTTGTAAAGAGTTTCCGATGTATAAATATAATGATAATCTAATTGTTAAATATAAAGATTATCATTTTTATAAAAATTCACCATTGAAGAAGAATGACAATTTTGGGTTTCTGCTTTTCGCTATACTTTGCAGTATTAATTATGTAATAGAGTTTATTGAAAACTATTTTATAGAGGAGATTCCGCAGAAATATAAGTTTGCATATTTACAGTATTACTATCTTTGTGATTTTATTAAAGAACTTAATGCATACAAGAATACTACTTTTTACATAGATAGCTGTTTATGTGATAGAAGTTTTCGTAACTGCCTTGCTCATTATGGCTTAGGGCAGTACGTAAGTGAGACTGAAATTATTTCAGGCGATATACTAAAAGGACTAACAAATAAAGCGTTCGGTAAAGATTATCTGACTGCAAAAGCGGAACTCTATGAAATTCTAAGAAGTTTGGCAAAGCAAATAAAACAAATGATTTTGTAGCGATTTATTAAGCTCTCTGTTCTTAGATTATGTTTGAGACGTGATAATCGAAGATATATTGGCTATAATAGATTTTAGACGAATAAAGGAATCATTGATCAATGGATAGAGAAATTATGCGGATGGCAGAACAAATAAAGGCACTATCTAACGTTGCAGTTCTGCAATATACAAATATAGTTAATGATATTTTAGATGGGAATACTACAGATGTGCAGGAAATAGCATATATTATGGATGGAATGTTGGATTTTTGTCAATTTAATGAAATGCTGTTGCTGTTTAAACGGCTTTGTAGAGGACTATATTTAAAACATCCAGAATTAGTGCAAGACTATATTTTATATTATCGAAAAATGTGGGATGAGTAGATATTTTAAATTCTGCCACCGATGGTGTCAGAATTTAAAAGGGGCATTATGAATGGAATAATCTACACGTTTGAAAGGCAGAAACGGTATGCTTGGGAAAAGCGGTTGCTGAGGACTTAGCTTTAGAATTGCAGGAAGCCTTTTCAGCTAAGACTGGTTTCTCTGAAGAAACTTATGGCGCATAAGAAATTTCTTTGTAGCATTTTAAGAAAATCATGACCACCCGTCAAACGGGTGGTTTGCTCGCCCCTATAAGGGGACAGTTACCGGCCAGCGCCTAAAGACGCTGGCTTTCACTCTGTTCAAGCCACTATGCCCTTGACTCGTCGCCCC